TTAAAGGCTGGTCAATTTCATCTGTTTCAATCGCTTAAAAGGAGCAAATCATGTCAGCAAATTTCCAATGGAATGTTACAAAACTTCAAGTTAAATCAAATGTCGAAAACCTCGAAAATGTTGTGGTTTCCGCAGAATGGCGGCTTATTGCAAGCGATGCAGGTGTTTCTGTCGAGCGTATTGGCGCAGAATCTTTTAATTTGCAAACTGAAGGATTTACGCCATTTGAATCATTGACCGAGCAGCAAGTGCTTGGTTGGATCAATGAGCGTGTCAACAAAGAACTTGCAGAGTCAATGCTTGCAGAAGCCATTGAACAAAAACGTAATCCACCTATCGTTGAAAAAACACTGCCTTGGGCAGCTTAATAGGAGTCTGACATGGCCACCAATTCTCAAATTGCATTTACCCCCCTTGGCAAGACCATTGTGGTGGCAGCAGCTGCATCTGCACCTACTGGCATCCAAGCGCCTGTATACGCCAAGTTTGACCCGCAGAACGCAGGCCAGTATCGCTTCATAAATAATGGAACCACCACTGTGTTCTTGGGCACTGGCTCAAGCGCAGCAGAAGCAACAACCAATGCTGTGGCTCCTGTGGCCGGTACGCCTTCAGCAGCTATCGTTCTGGTGCCTGGTGCAGTTGAAATCCTGCGTTTCAATATAAACACATATTTCAGCGGCTTGTCTGCCAGTGCAACCACTGTTTACATTACGCCAGGCCAAGGACTCTAGTCTATGGACCAGCAACTGCTCAACATCCTATTCGGCGCGGCGCTGACTGTCGCTGGATGGTTCGCCCGTGAATTATGGTCTGCGGTGCAGGGACTAAAAACAGACCTAAGTAAACTGCCCTTGGTCTACGTTGCGCGGATGGACTACCGCGATGACATGAAAGAGGTCAAAGAGATGCTGGGCAAGATATTTGACCGCTTAGAGGCCAAGCAGGATAAATGATCGATCCGGTGACAATCGGTCTGGCGGTCGCAGGCGTCAAGGCTGTTGTCACTGGCGTCAAAGAAGCGGCTGCTCTTGCCCGCGAGGCGTTCGATGAGATCAACGGCGCAGTCGAGTCCGGCAAGACTTTGGCCGACTCGATGTCGGGCGTCACTAAGTTCTTCTCTGCTGCGGGCAAGTACGAAACCAAGCGCAGCCAACTTGAAGAGGCCAAGGTCGCTCAAGAGGCTGCAGTCGCCAAAGGCGAGCCCGTACCCGACTACGTGTCTGATGCCGAGTACGTCATGGAGCTGATGATTATTGATCGTCAGATTAAACAGTATTACGACAACATCAAGCACATTTTTACCTATCACTTCCAAGAAGCTGGGATGTGGGATGAGTTCTGGCAGCGGATGGGCAAGCTCCGGGCTGATCGGGAAGCCAAAGCTGAAGCCCAGCGCCAAGCGGAGACCGAGAAGCGGTTACACGCCAAAGCTGAAGAGATGAAGAAGCGCCGCGCCAAGCAGGAGATGGTTGCTCATATTGAGTTGGTGGCTACAGTTATTTTTTTAATACTTCTTTACTTGGTTAAAGTTACACTTTTCCCTACCTTCATCAGAGGTACATACAGTTTTAAACACTAGTTAGGCAGGAGAACTTCATGAGGGGATTAACAGCTATTTGCTGTCGCGTGCCCAGGTGTAGCTTTACCACTACTCCCTCACATAACGGCTTATACCATGTTGGTGATAGTGGGCTTCACTATCCATGTAAGTGCCTCTTTCTACGACGGTGGGTTCGTCTGGGTGTTCCACGTTTTCTCTTAGGGTCCGTTTGGTCTTATAACTTTGCAGTTAATTTATCAGTGACGTTTACTTGATTATTACGATTTATACCCTGCCTGTTAAGATGCTGGCCCTAGGTTCTGGCGTTATTAGTGTTCTACCATCCCCATTGTAAGACGGCGTAGTGCTTGCGAAAGCAGTACGTTAGTGATAGTATATATCTATGCTTGCGAAAGCACAATACCCCTCCAAAAAGAGGGGTTTCTCTTTTCTAAAAATATTTTACTTGACATTTTCTAAACTATACGTATACTTATAGTCAATGAAGAACATACTAATAATACTAGCTTTCCTACTTATCAGCCCGATAATGATTAGAGGTGTGGTTGCCACATTATCCGATAACCCAGATGCTACACCTTACGAGGTAACAACCCAGACTGACATTGATGCCACCGAGTACCGAGATGCTTTTGTAGCTGGATGCCAAGAAGCTGACGGCATGACAGAGGCGATATGCTCCTGTATGCACGACAGGCTAGTTGCAACCTATGGGCAACAGTACTTACTAGACAACGCTTCTAGGTGGAGTAATGGGGATGTATCTGATGCAGAATTCGAAGTTATAAAACCCTGTGCCTCGGTGTAGGTATAGTATACGTATATTGCTATTGCTTTTACTAATTTAGTAGGAGTATATTATAAGTATACCGATACCTCCCACGATGTCTCGGTACAAAACCAAAACTCTCTCGCTCGGAGGCCGTGAAACCTTAACAGGAAAGTAGGCCTCCTTTTTGATTTGCTGTGATATAATAAGCTTAAAGAATGTCATTATAACAGTGGTAAACAAACAAATAAGGAGAAAAACAATATGGCAAGTTACTTAGACCAACAGAACATTTACGTCGCTATGGGCGGTTCTAAAACTGCTGGTACAACTACAGCAGATACAGCAACTCTAACAGCAGAAGACAGTGGCAAAGTTATAATCGCCACTAAAGGTTCAGCAACACAGGTGTTCACATTACCAAGTGCAGCAGTCCCTGGGCAAATATTCACATTCGTATGTGGTCATGCCTCAGGCGAGATTCTTGTAAACCCTATTACAGGACAAAACATCGTAGGTAAGACCCACGGTGCAGAGAACGGTACTGGTATCGCTACAGCTAATGATGCAGGTATCAAGAACACAGCCGCTACTAATGTAATTGGCGACCACTGTACTTTGGTATCAGATGGTGTTACTACATGGTTCATGACATCTGTTGCAGGTGTCTGGGCAGCTCAGTAAGATAATATACATATACTTACTACGCATAGAGGGTCGAAAGACCCTTTTTGCTTTATGCGTATAGTGGTATACTTATACTATGAGCAATAGCACTATCTACATACGAGCAAAAAATCAGGAGTTGTGGGATACTATTCCTAATAAGTCTGATTTTATAAATAACGTACTTAGCCAGTTACGCTATCAGCAACAGCAAAAAGAGAAAGCTAAAATGAGGGAACAAAAGAATGAAGAAACAAATGCAAAAAATACAACAGTCGATAAAGAACCTACTGTACAGTCGTAAGAAGTACCATCAGTTCGGCTCTCAGATTGTCGCCCTATATACCTACAACAACCTCTTAGTGGTTGCTACTAAACTAGATGTCTTTGTAACTGAGGACGGAGTTAACTACGAGAAGGTTGTAGTCCGTGGCGACAGTTAATTTTAACTTTGAGGGTTATCGTAAGGCGATTGAAGACAACTTCACGATTATTGATAAGTACCAAAAAGAAGTACCGTTCATTTTAAACAAAGCCCAGCTCCACTTCCTTGAGAACTTAACCGAGAGAAACGTAATCCTAAAAGCCCGTAAGATGGGCTTTTCATCCGTACTACTTGCAGTAGCCTGTGTGAAATTCCTATTTGGCAAAAACGAACGCTGTGTATCAATGTCATTCGATAGAGAGGCTTCAAGCAAACAGCTTGACCGTGCCAAGCACTTTCTTAAAAGCTACGAGCGAAAGAACAAAGCCGAGATACCCCTAAAGTACAACTCCAAAAACGAGATGGTGTGGGAAGGTATCAACGAAGACGGTACAACCTTTACAAACGCCCTCCGTGTCGGTACAGCCAAGTCTCAAGGGTTTGGTCGTGGTGATGATATTACCTTCCTTCACTTAACTGAGGTCTCACTAGCAGACCACCTAGACCAGCTTCTAGCGGGTGTAGGAGAAGCTGTAGTACATAACGCCATAATTACCCTAGAAACCACCGCAAACGGCTACAACGGCTTTAAAACCTTCTGGGACGAAGCTATGGCTGGGTCTCGTGGCTACAAAGCTCTGTTTTATGACCCTACTTGGGAGTATGATGCTGAATTTATAGCTAGAAAACAGGCAGAACTGGGTAAACTATTCGACCAAGAGTTCCCAATGACCCCAGAAGCTGCCTTTATTGCCTCTGGTAACCTGTTCTTTGACCGCATAGCCTTGTCAGAACTGCTAGAACTAACAGTTGAAGAGAAGACTATCAGAGGATTTAGGAAATATAGGGAGTTTGACAAGGGAGAGTTCGTACTTTGCTTCGCAGATACAGCCGCAGGGGGTGGAGACTTCTGTGCTGCCCACTTTTTAAGCAAATCTAGGCTAGATATTCCCCTTGTTTACCACTCTAAGGTTATCGCCACCGAAATGACCCCACTAATCCACCAAAAACTAGAGGAAATCTACGACCAAACAGGCGTTAAGCCCGTAGTTGCCTACGAGCGGAACAATGGTGGATTCTTCGAGATGGATAGAATGGCTACACTTAACAGAAACCAAAAATACACCGTATATAGGACTAAACTTAACCAGGGTACAAAATATACTGAGAAAGACTCCCCTAAGCTAGGCTGGGACACTAACTCCGCTACAAGACCGCTGATGCTGGGTATGATAAAGGAAGCGATTGACCAGAAGTTAATTAAAATCTACGATAGACCAACAATTACCGAAATGTTTTCATTCATCGAAGTGCAAACCTCTACTATGTGGCGAGCACAAGCCGAGCGTAACGCTCACGACGACCTAGTGATGTCTTTAGCTGGTGTATGGCAAATGTATCAAACAGAAAAGCCCGCACCTGTATTTAATAGAAACAGAGTAAAAAGAAAGAAGTCACATGACCCTGTGACTGGGACACTATTATCATGAATCACACCCCGTACAAAACTTCTGATACGCCATTCGCAGCGTACCTCCATTATCATAAACACGTTCTAGTAACACTTAGGGACGACCCTAACGATGTTAGAAGAAAAGTTTATGTGTTTGTACAACAAGAAACAACAAAAGACCTAGAGCAAGAATACTACCACGGAGAGGGGTTAGCCCCAGCACCTCAATACTACAAGTCAGTTAGATTTATGTTTGCTAAATTAAGGGAGTTGAATAATGACAAAAGCTAAAAAACCAACCATATCTCTGCACATGATAGTTAAGGACGAGGTGTTAGCTGTCGTAGACCTTATTGGTCAGGCCGAATGGTGCTTCGATGCAGTCTACCTTACTGTCAGCGATAAGAAAGCTTATAGCAAACTGAAGAGTACATTAGACAATGCAGTGGTACATGTAGACTACCGCCCCTGGAACGACAGGTTTGACGATGCCCGTAACCACAACTGGGAGCTAGGTAAGAAGCACGACTACAGTATGTGGCTTGATGCAGACGACAGCTTCGACTTTAACCAGATGCCGAAGCTAATTTCTTACATGGAAGATTACGATGCAGTCTACCTGCCCTACCACTACGCTTTCGACGACAACGGAAATGTAATTGTATCTCACCAGAGAGAGCGATTAGTTAAGCGGTCTATCGGTTGGGTATGGAAAGGCTGGGTACACGAGACTCTTATACCAGAGAAACCATTTAACAAGTTCCTAGCCAACGTACCAGTAATCCACAACTCAGACCACCGAGATGAATCAATGGGTCGTAACCACGACATCTTGATGAAAGCCTATGAAGCTACTAAAGACCCTCGCTATATCCACTACCTAGCAATCTCATTCTTCACTCAGAAGAAGTACGACGAGGCGATTGAACTATTCAAAGAATACATATCGGTAGGGGGCTGGGACGAGGAGATATATCGTTCACTGGTGAAATTATCAGAGTGCTACTACAACAAGAACAACTACGACGAGGCAGGACGGTTTGCACTAGAAGCTATCGGCTATATGCCAGAACTACCAATGGCGTATTACTGTCTAGCCCAGTATGAGTTTAAGCAGGAGAACTGGAAGCAAGCTCTTGAGTGGGTTAAAGTAGCAATCCAAAAGCCAGAACCAGAGAACACCTCAATCTATGACCCAACAAGTGCCAACAGAGCTTTACTTACTGGGGCATTATGTGAGTACGAGCTAGGCAACTACCGAGAGGCTCTACAACTCCTAAAGAAAGTCTATGTTGTCGATACATCAGAGATACTACCAGACTTCGAGTACCAAGCATCTGTTGACCGACTGCGGGAGATACTACCTGCCCTATTCAAACACTACAAGAACCCAGCTTTCTTATGGAGCAACCTAGACGACTCTATCAAATTCGACAACAGATTCAGAGCTTACCGAGAGCAGTTCACACAACCTGAAACATGGTCAGACGGAACAGTAGTATTCTTCTGTGGCAAAGGCTACGAGGAGTGGGGGCCACACACACTCGATAAGGGCATGGGTGGAAGCGAAGAAGCTATCGTGTACCTAAGTCGAGAATTAGCCAAGCTAGGAAAACGGGTAACAGTCTTTGGTGAAGTACCAAAAGCCTACGACGACTATGTTGCCAAGAACAAGTTTGTAGCATGGCGACCTTGGAAGCACATTGATAAGCGGGATACCTTTGACACCTTAGTTATCTGGAGAGCACCACAGTTTGCCGACCAGTTCAAAGCCAAGAAGATATTGATTGATATGCACGATAAGCTACCCGTAAAGGTAGTCAGACCACTTGATAACGCCACTTATATGTTTAAGAGCCAGTACCACAAGAACCTATACCCAGAAGTGACTAAATCTGAGGTAGTGCCTAATGGGGTACTAGTAGAACAGTTCGATAAAGAGTATAAGAAGAAAAAATACTCTGTAGGGTACTTCTCAGCCTATTACAGAGGTTTAGAGGTCTTACTGGCACTCTGGCCTAAAATCAAGGAACAAGTCCCGCAGGCGACCTTAGACATCTACTATGGCTGGGGTTCATGGGTATCAGTTGAGGGGGAAGATGATTTCTACCATAGAATGTGCAAGAAGTTTGAGGTTCTTAAAGAACACGGTGTAACCGAACACGGCAGAGTCTCACACGAAGAACTAGCTAAAGTGATGAGCCAGACTAAGGTATGGGCTTACCCAACAGAGTTTACCGAGATATTTTGCATTACGGCTATCAAAGCTCAGCTTGCTAGGTGTAAGTCTGTCATTACAGATGTCGCTGCCCTAAAAGAAACAGGTGGCTCACAGGCATCAGTAATAGAGACTGACCTTATCTACTCAGATGAGTATTCAAGGAAGAAGTTTGTTGATGCAGTAGTTAAAGCTTTGAAGAGTAACGAGAAGATTGACCCTAAAGAAGCTAAAAAGTATAGCTGGTCAACCGTTGCAGATAGGTGGCTCGAAGTTATTGACCAGGGTGGAAAGTAGCAGTATTATGGTAACATGTATAAAGATTGTTTGTTTTGTGGAAAGAGATTTAAAAAGAATAAGAAATACTCTAAGAGCCAGTGGGAGGAGACTAAGAATTGCAGCAGGAGCTGTGGAGGAAAGAGTAAAGAGGTCACCCCTGCTATGATTGAACATCTCACAAAGATTGCTACAGGGCGTAAGCAGTCAGAGGACACTAAGGTCAAGAGAGGTATATACAAGAGTGGTGCCGACCACTACTTGTGGAAGGGGGGCGTGTCGCTAAACGATAACGGGTACTTGAGGAATAATAGGAGCAGAGCTTATGAGCATAGAGAGGTTGCTGAGAGGCACTTGGGTAGAAAGCTTCGTCATGACGAACACGTACACCACCTCAACCACGACAAGACTGACAATAGAATTGAGAACTTGCTAGTTCTGACAAACGAGTGGCATTCTAGGATTCATGGTAACCTAGATGGCAACAGGCCGTGGGAAAATAAAGTTGCTAAACAATGGTTGGAGGTTATAGATGCTTAATTCAGACAGAGATTTTAAGGTAGAAGATTACGAGAAGTTCTATGAGCACCACATGTTCAAACCTTTATATGACGATATAGCTTTCTCAGCTCACCGAGTGTTCCCAAGAATACAATGGGCATTAGATGTAGCCAAAGAGATTAAAGCCAAGAGAGTGCTTGATTTAGGTTGCTTAGAGGGTTACACAGCTTTAACGCTACTAACCCATTGTCCGAGCGTAGAGTATGTCGAGGGTGTTGATTTATCCCAAGAAGGTATCAATATCGCTATGGATAGGGTCAAGTCGTCCAACCTGCATAACGCTAAGTTCGTTCAGGGTACGGTTGAGGACTGGCTCAGATGGTACGCTAAGAATAACATTACATTTGACCTTATCTGTAACTTCGAGCTAATGGAGCATGTCAAAGACCCAGAGCTAGTTATTGAGCTAATGGACAAAGTTAAGACTAAAGACGGCACAGTTCTAATCTCAACACCAGACTTTGAAGCCCCTACATTTGGTAAAGATGACGAGGGTAATAAGTGCCACATCAGACTCTATACTTTAGCTGATGAGGACTACGAGGGCGTGAACAAGTACGGTAATACCAGAACCGCAACTTCGCTATCGAAGCAAATAGGCAAAAAGCGTATAGTAAATATGGAAGTATATTCGGAGCTTATCAATTGTCGTTATGAATGATTTAAACCAAGACCTACAAACAAGAGTTGCTATCGCCACAGGTATGCAAGAGCCACCTAAAGATGAGCCAGATAGTTCAGTGTCTAAGATACCAGTAGCAGGCGAGAACAAAGACTTCGATGCCTTGCAAAAGTACTACGGGGTGGATGAGCTTACTGAGAACACTAAAGGCCAGCTCTTAGATGTACTTGAGTATTACAAATCTTTAGAAGAAACTAAAGACACTGGTGATGTCCTAAAAGCCGTTAGAGAAGCTCACCTAAACATGGTTCAACCAGAGGTAGGTCAGACCAAGTTATCACAGTTAGCAGACTATGTACGAATTATTAAAGAGATGAACAGCTCAGCCAAACAAAAAGAAGCCTACGAAAAGAGACCTAAATGAAGATAGTTGTGTCATGGACAGAACACGACAGAGAATATACAATGGGCGTAATACCATTTCTCAAGGCTATGGGCTTAGATGTAGACGATGAAGATGTCATAAAAACAACAAAAAAGTTACTTGAACAAGAGGAGATGAAGCCTCATGCCGAATCCTAAAACCAGCGAAAAGAGTGCCTATTTAGACAGAGACGAACACGTCTCTAAGGGAGCTATTGGTGCAAAACAGATTGTTGTTTACTACTACGACTCAGGCACAGACGAACTTAAACCAATTAACAGCACCAACCCACTTCCTGTGTCTGCCACTATTGATACTACTGGCCTAGCCACCTCAGCTAAACAAGATACGATAATCGGTCACGTTGATGGAATAGAGACCCTGATAGGTAGTACCAACACAAAGCTCGACTCGGTAATAACAAATACTGATGCGGCATTAACAGACACAGAACTCCGAGCCACACCAGTACCAGTATCAGGCACAGTAACAGCCACTCCTACAGGTACACAAGATGTACAGGGCAACGTGGCTTCTGGTGCAAGCGATAGTGGCAACCCAGTAAAAATAGGTGGTAGGTATAACTCGACTCAACCAACCCTGACTAATGGTCAGAGAGGGGACATACAGCAAGACACGAGGGGTAACATCAAAGCTACCCTAATGGTTAATGACACTGGAACAACAATTAGTGCTGAAGCCGACAACGCTGACGGGGTAGCTTCAAGTGCCACAACAAACAACTTATCAGCTATGGCAAGAAATACTGTATACAACGGTACTACTTGGGATAGACAACTAGGCAACGCTACTGATGGAACGCTTGTAAACCTCGGTGCCAATAATGATGTCACAGTAACTTCAGGTGCAATTACCGAGACTAACTCGGCAGCCATTAAAACCGCAGTAGAAACTATAGACAACGCTATATCAGGTTCAGAGATGCAAGTAGACGTTGTAGGGGCTTTACCAGCTGGAACAAACGCTATCGGTAAACTATCGGCTAACTCAGGCGTAGATATTGGTGATGTTGATGTCACAAGCTCAGTATCAGCTACACTTGACCACGGCTCTAACCTAGATATAGACACCACAGCCGAACAGATAACAACCACATCATTTGCTGCTAAGTTTGGGGTTACGGTCAAATCAGCAGCCACTAACACAGATACGGTCTACATAGGCAATTCAGACGTTACAGCTGGGACCACTGCAGCCACAGACGGCTTCCCACTAGAGCCTGGCGAGTCAATAACCTTACCTGTAAACAACTCCAATTTGTTGTATGCCATTGGTGCATCGGCTAATCAAAAGGTATTCTGGAGTGCTGTCTAATGAGTAGTTGGCATACCGCTAAACCAAGGATGATTCATACTGTTGATACTAACGTAACTGTTACCGAGTTTTTTGGTAGTGCGGTTAATCTTGGAACTGGTGGTTTCTGTCAAGTAGATGCTCTTGAGGACAACGAGAGAATAAGGTTAAGAATCAGTGTAACCTTTGGTACGAGTATGAGCATCGGTTCATTGCCTATTACGATACTTGCTTCAGACATGCCTGTAACTATCCCTGATTTTGGCGACCAAGTCCCTCAGCCAGGTAATTTCGGTGCGATGTCCACATCTGGCGGTGGTAATGAGATGTGGGTGCCAGCACTTAACAATATTTCTGGTCATGGTAACAGCATCTTATTTTTCAATGCATACGGGGCATCGTTTACAGACTTCTTGCTAGGGTCGGCAGTCGCCCATCCACCTGTAGCTGGGAGTGTACTGTTCAGTACAATTGATATTTATAAAAACATGATGGGGTAACAATGGATAATCAATCAATAATCAACTGCCTAGAAGCACTCAGGGATAAAATGACACCTGAACAGATTGCTAAGTTGGAGGAGCTGAAGGCCAAAGAGGCCCAGGACAAACAGACTGTGGTAGAATAACAAAAGGAATATCATGAAAGAAAAACAAGCAAAAAAAGTAGAAGATAGCCAAGCAGCCGAGAAACGAGCTGGAGTTTGGAAACAGCGTTTTGACAGATGTGAGTCTAACCAAGAAGTCCTATTTAAAAAGGTCAGTAAGTTCTACGACATCATGTATGCCGTACAGAGCAACGAGAACGTAGCTCCGTGGAGAGCTAAGATTTATGTGCCTATAATGGCATCTAAAGCTTGGGACTTAATCGCTAGACTATCAAGCGTTCTACCATACTTCAGAACCCGTATAAACGACGAAATCATTGTTAACAATGATGGTGACTTTGAGATACCTAACGAGGTCAGACAACGCCAACAGAGGCTAGATGCCAAACTATCCTACGATTACCAAGAGGGTCAAGAAGAGCCAATGAAGCTCAAGGTATTTGATACTATGCTCGATGCAGTTGTAGCTGGAACAGGCTTTGCCAAGGCAGGCTGGGAACACGGTGAGGTAGTAAGCAAGAGCCGAGAGTACACAGAAGACGGCATGGTTAAAGATATGGGTACTGAGAAGGTCAAGAAGATGAAGAAAGGCCACAATACTTTTGAGCCAGTCAACTTCTTCAACGTATTTATAGGAGATAACGCTAGCAACTACGGCAAAGCTAAATACGTCATTGTACGCTATTTTAAGCCCCTAGACGAGCTTAAAGCCGACGGACGGTACAAGAACATAGGTCTGCTTGTTGACACCCCTAATAAGGGCAATTTTGATACTCATAACGAAGCCCGTAACAGAATGGTTAACACTACCAAAGCCGAACAGAACGATGATACTGTACCAACAGCTACTATTTATGAGTGCTACGAACGTACACCAGATGGCACTAAATGTCTTACTTTCGGGATTGGGAAGTCCAACAAAGCTTGGGTTGAGATTGAAGAGCCAAAAGTTAAATATTGGCACAATCACTTCCCAGTCCAACCTTTTTACTGCCGACGTAAGAGTTTCTCACCGTGGGGCGAGTCTCTATTTGAGAACAACAGCTCACTTCAATACGCCACTAACGACTTATTCAATCACTACCTAGATAACTGGAACCTATCAATCGACAGCATGATTATGTACGAAGACGGTACGTTAACCTCTGACTTCATTATTGAACCAGGTGGAGAGATTACTTACACAGGAGAAAAGCCAGAAGCCTTTAAGTTCCCTGAACCAAACCCAGCTCAACTGTCTATGGTTATGGGAGTTATCGAGAAAGCCGTAGAGAACGCTACAGTACCGCAGTACATCTCAGGTGTGCCAAACAGCTCTATTGATAAGACAGCTGGAACCGCTAAGGGTATCTCAATGATTAGTGAAGCTGCCACCGAGAAGATTGGCTATATGAGAGATAACTTCAAACAATCTATGGTTACTATTGGTAAGATATGGCTATCTAATTTGCAACAGTACCAAGATATGACTGAGGAGATTAGGACATTTGAACGAGGTGCTGAGAAGCCAAACATAGTACTACCATCAGACTACGAAGGCGACATCTCACTGACTATAGATGACGACTCACTAACCCCAATGACTAAAGAAGAGAAGCGAGGCTCACTAGAAGCTCTAACAGCTCAATCTCTAATGATACAAAAGGCAGCCATTGAGCAGGCTAATATACTTGGAACCAAAGAATATATCCCTATCGTTGACTATGCTGAGATACTTGAGGAATCTGTGCAGTACTACGCAGTAAAAGACCCAGCTAGATTTATCGTAGAGAAAGAGGAAGCCGAAGTAGCAGAGCCAATGGATGCAACTGAAGAAGAGAAGATGATGGCATTAAACGGAACTGCACAGAACACGCCTGAGGGACAAGACCCGATGTTAGCGGAAACTCAGGGCAAGATGGGTGCAGCTATGGGAGGTTACAGTGGATAACGAACCAAAGACAGAACGACAAAGGGTAGTTGAGAAGTTAGAGAAAGATTTAACTAAAGCAGCAAAGGCTAAGAGATTTGTTGAGGGCGACGGCTCACTGGTGCTGGATTACATAGCCGAGTTTGTTACTGACTTTAATAGACAGCTACACAAGCTCAGCAACACCCACGAGCAAGATATAGCCCTAAAAGCCAAGATTGATGTACTCATGAGGCTTAGAGGTGTCTTAGAGATACAAGGTAACGAGCAGGCACTAGTTAGGCTACGAGAGCAACTAGACCTCGCTAACTCGGAGGAGTGATGTATATTGACTACGCAGGAGATATAAGCGATAATCAAACTAATAATGATAACGATGACGGTACGATTGTGGTTAATATGGCGAAGCGTGAACCGCTCAACGACCCAGACTGCAAGCACTTTTTCGTAAAAGACGAGGACACGATTGGCAATAGCCAAGCATGGATTTGTCGGGGGTGCAAGCGAGGGACGTTCCTACCAAAACACATGAGTATTACTAACTCTAGCTAGGGCTAATAAGCTCAAACAAAAATGAAAGGCAAATATGCAAGACCAAAATGACAACCCAGTAGTAGAACCAACACAAGTCCCAGAGCCACAGGATGCTCCAACCGAGCAACCGATAGCAGAAGGGCAAGATGCTCCACAAGAGCCAGAACAGGAACAACAGGTAGAAACACCAGTTGAACAGCCTGTAGAACCTTCACAACCAGTCCAAGAATACGACCCAGCAGATATAGACATATCTCAGTATACTAATCGGCAAGTCCAACAGGTCGAGCCAGATGAAGACGGGTTTATCAACCCAGAAGCATACCGACAGTCAATCTTAGAGGAAGTACGAAGCGAGCTTGCTTTTAAAGAGCAAGAGGCAAAGGCTTGGGCATCTATTGAAAACCGACATCCTGAAATCAAAGAGGACAGAGAACTACGAGACCTAGTTGAAGCACAGCGTTTAGCTGATGTAGCACGAGGAGGAACAGGCAACCTGTCTAAGATAGCTGACAAAGTTATGGGGAAACTCACTTCTTACCAGCAAAAGGGCAAGGTACAAGCACAGGTTTCAGAGACTGTGCAAAAGTCAGCAGGCCTACAAACTGCAACCGCCAACAAGGTAGATAGCTCTAAAGATGGCGACCTTATTGAACGTATGAGTAGAGGCGATGAAGCCGCACAACACGAACTAATAAGTTCATGGATAGCTGACGGTAAAATTTAGTAACCGATAGGTTAAACGTTCAAATAAAAAACATAAATTCTCAAAAAGGAGATCACACAAATGGCAACTAACGGAGTAAACTTTACTTACCCAGATGGTGCTCGTAGAGAATCATTGCTTGACATCGTAGTCAACATTGACCCTACAGAACATCAACTAATGTCAGGACTTCAAAGAAGTACTGCTACTAACACTCTTCACGAGTGGGTAGAAGACACACTAGAAAGCGTTGGAGTCAACGCTCAGTTTGAAGGTGGAGCAGCCCCAACTGATGGTGCTAGCAACCCTTCACGAAAACAGAACATCACACAAATCTTCGCTAAGACTGCTGTCGTATCTGGCACAGAACAAGCGGTTAACCGTGTTGGTGGAGACAGAATGGCTTACGAAGTCACTAAGAAACTAAAGGCACTAAAGAACGACATTGAGTACGCTCTTGTTCGTGGCTCTATCGCTTCTGGTGTTGCTTCAACAAGTGGCTCTGGTTCAGCTCGTCAGCTTAAAGGTATCAAGAACTGGATTACAACCAACACTTCAAACTACTCAGGTGCAACTTTAACTGAGACTGTCCTTAACGACATGTTTGAGTCTGTATGGACTGGTTCTGGTAAAGAGGTTAACGCAGTTTACACTTCAATGAAGGGTAAAAGACGAATCTCTAGCTTTACTGCTGGTGCTACTAAGAACGTAGAAACTACTGACAAACGACTTGTCAACTCAGTAGATGTCTACCAATCTGATGCAGCTTCAATGGTTAAGTTGTTTGCTCACCGATATGTAACAGTATCTGGTGACTACACAGCAGCAGCTACTCCTGGATTTGATGTGCTTGCACTCAACGAAGGAAGCTGGGCTATCGCTTACCTAGCTGGCCGAGAACCTAAGACTACTGACCTAGCCGTAACTGGTGACTCAGTATCTAAGGAAATCGTCACAGAGCTTACACTAGAAGCTCGTGGTGAGAAGGCTAACGCTATGGGACGAGTATTCTTCTAAGAATCTCTTGTATAGCCTAAGGGGGAGCATTGCTCCCTCTAGGGGTACACATGAAAGGAGCCAGCGTGAACCAAACTGAGAAAGATGCACTGAACCCTCGTAAAGCGTTCGCCAAGGAGGTTGAACGTATTGAAGGCCTGCCTCAGACACAACGCTGGCGTGAGATAAAAAGACTACTGTTCACAGTCAAACCTGAGTTGATAGAAGTAGATAGACAGTTCGTAGAGGCTCTTAGGGAAGAGAGACAGATGGATATGCTGACAGAAACAGGCTCAAGCAAATCTGGCTCTACCAGAAGACTGTATTCTATGCCACAATATATGTATGCGATGTTACACCTCATCGACCCAGAGTTTACCAAGTTGCAAGACGACCCAGAAACATCAAAAAAAACAAACTTAAAAGTAGCGGAGGTCTTTCCAGAGTACCGCTTAGCCCAAAGGATTTAACATGGCAGTTACTCAGACACAGATAATGACAACACTCAGTTACTTACTAGGTGAGCGAACTGTACCAACAACCGCTACCGAGGGTAGAGAAGATTTTATACAAAGAACCATAGAGGAAATCTATCGGTCATATCCATTCCCATTTGCCTCAGCAACAGCCACTGTAGCGGTTGTGAGTGGTCTTGCAACGCTCCCTACTAACGTAGACTGGCAACATAAGGTAAACGCCTATTTCTATGACGGAGACACCCAGAAAGACCTTAGAGAGATAAATCAAGCTGATGCGGATAAATATGTCACTGATGACAACGTATTCTGGCTACGACCTATTGGAGTTGGTGATGCTTACACCTTTAACACTAAAGATACTACCTACTCAGTGGCTTACGTTACTTACCAGACTCAACCACCAGCAGTTAACGCCACTGTTGGTACACCATTCACAGACATCACTACTATCGCTCTAGGTGCTCGTAGATACGTTAAGCTCGGTCAAAACCCAGATGCCGATATAGCACAAGATGAAGCACTATTCCAAAAGCGGTTGAACGAGAACATTGCCGCAGTCCAAGTGAATAGACCACTTAGAAGGAACCGTAAACTGTACTATGCAAATGGTTACAGACTAGGAGACGGCTAGTGAGTACAAGAAAGCAAGAATCAATACCTGGCAGACGAGTTAGGGCTATTAGTCGTGAAGTGATAATGAACCCCAACAAGGGGCTTAATAACTTAGGCTCACCTAACTTAATTGATAACCGAGAATGGGCTGACCTACTCAATATAGAGTTTGATGAAGGTGGAGTAGCCCGCAAGCGAATGGGCTTTGCAAACTTTAGTACCGCCTTAACTAACGCTAGAGGCTTAGGCTCATTCATCACAGAGTCTATTAACCAAGTAAATACTGTCGATAACGGTACATTCAAATACTCTACAGGGACTAGCTGGACATCAGTAGCGACTATATCGTTTACAGCCGACAAGCCTATCTGGTTCACCCAGGCTAGAGCTAAACAGTATATCTTTGATGAAACACTGGGCGGTGCAGAGTGGGACGGAACCACACTATCCCGTCCAGGTACAATGCCTAAGGCTAAGTTCTCGGTCTTTACCCAGAGCTACCACATAGCATCAGGTGTAGATGGTCAGGCTAACCGTGTTTATATATCGGAACTTGCAGATGCTTCTAAGTTTACAAGAACAGCCACAGTACTAAACAACTCCACTGAAGTACCAGGGGCTACAGTATTCTCAGGTACAACTGCTAACTTCATTGATATCCAACCTGGAGATGGTGATGAAATAACTGGTCTGGGTACATTCCAAAACGTAATAATTATCTTTAAACAGTTCTCTATCTACCAGATGACCTTTGATGATACTGGCGACCCAGTAGTAACACCTATAACAAACGCTGCGGGTTGTGTGTCAGCTCGGTCAGTAAAGAATGTCGAGAATGACCTATACTTCCTATCCCGTGAGGGTATCAGAGTGCTTGGGAACGAGCCTAACTTCTTTAGCTCTATCCGTACTAACATACTGTCTAAGCGTATCGAACCTACCACTAATACAATCAACGAAACAAGCTACGCCAAATCAAATGCTATCTACTTCAACAACCAGTATCTAATGTCAGCACCAACCACCAGTAGCACCATCTCCCTGACACTGGTCTATAACAAACAGTTCCAGGCTTGGAGCAAGTGGAATGGCACAGAGGCTGATGCTTTTACTAAGTTTGTAGATTCGGATAACGAACAGAACCTACTATTCCTAACCGCAGATGGCACTCAGGTCAATCAATTCACCCCAGGTATCTACACAGATGATGGCGTACCAATCAGGGCTTACCTACTAAGCAAGGTATTCGACTTCAAGAACCCAGATATCACTAAGTACTTCGTAGACCTCGGACTAATGTTCAGAACTATTAGTGGACAGGTAGACCTAGAGGTTTATACAGAAGGCAACGTACTCTTTGGTGGTACGGCTGGTATTGCAGGAAACCCCGTCACAGACGGTATGGGTATGACAATGCTCGGATATACCATGTTAGGACTTGGAGGCGGTACAGAGGCTATAGCAGATGCCTACGCAGACCTAGTAAGGCGTGTGGTTATAAATACCAACTCAACAACCATCAGGTTTAGGATTGAGAACGCTAGAAACAACGAGAACTTCGTCCTGCTCGGCTACATCAACGCATTCTACCCCTATGGTCATTATTTATTCGATTCAACAAAGAAAATTTACCTTTAGTCAATGTTATGTTGTATACACAATATACTATAAATCAATCAAAGTGGTATAATGAAGAAAATATGTAACTATGAAAACAAATAAGAATAAAACAGGAGAATAAGAAAATGGCGTTCACATTACCGAACATCGGAGTACCAAAATCCGCACAGAAGTACACTAATCAATTAAATAGTAATTTAGTACCCGCACCTACTAGAACTGGTGGAAGTAGTAGAGGCGGTGGCTCAGCACTTGGCTCAATAGCTGGTAGAACAACAGCTCCAGCCCAAGTCCCACAGGCTACAAATAACAACAACGGGTCTTATAGTAATCAGGCCGCATCTAGCTACGACCCAGTGGCAGCCCAAAGAGCAGCCCAAGTAGCACAAGAAGAAGCTCAACGGAATCAATTAAGAGGCGAAGCAACTGGTTTAATCAACGCTCTTGTAGGAGCTTACGATAGCTTATTTGGTACAGCTAGAAGAGCTGCCCAAGAACAGAACGCAGCCCTAGACAAAAGATATACTACTGAGGTTACAGGCTTAACAGACCAGTTCAACCAAGAACTACCTAAGATTGGCCGTGGCTACGCTGCCCGTGGTACATACGACAGCTCATACCGAAACGACTCAGAAGAGCAAGCTACTACAGGATTCAAGAACCAAATTTCAGATATAGGTACACAACGTGAAGCTGATGCTGCAAAGATTGGTCAATTCGTTGCTGAAAAAGAAGGTATGGTTAACGCTGAAAAAGGTCTACTAGGCAAGATGCTTGCAACCCTACCAAGTGTTACCGACATTAACGAGCTTACTCAACTTAAACAACAGATTGATAGAAAGATTGCCGACACACAATCAGCTCAAGCTGGTGTTCAATCAGAAGCTGCCTACAGGTCTAAACTTAGCGAACTAGCCCCATCAGCAGATAGAATGGCAGGACTACAATCAACCCTTTCAAGCATAGTTAACGGTGCTGCACCTGGCCCACTCAAGAGGGCTGTGGCTCAACAGGTTATTGGTAGCTCAGGTCTATCGGAAGAAGAAAAACAAGCGTTACTCGGACAAGTAAATAGCCAGATAGTATAGGAGAGGCCATGTACGGGGCTGACAGACTAAAAGAGTGGGAACGGCAACAACGCCTACTCGAACAGAGGAGACAACAGTGGCAAGCTAACCAACAGCGTGTTGCTTCTTTAAGAACGCAGTCAAATAAACCAGCCCCTAAACAGTCTTTCTTTAATAAGGTTAGAGATACGTTTGATGCCAATACCCAAGCTGACCAGTACCGCAGAGAGCAGAAGGGTCAGGCTAGATTGTACGCTGACCAACAAAAAGATATGGGCAGGACTCGCATATCTAACAACCCGTTCCAAAGAGGCACCAACACCTTCCGTTCACTAGCTGAAACCATCAAGCAACCTTACGAGGGACTAGGCAAGGGTATAAGCACAGCCTTTGGAGAAGGTGCAAGTCTTAGAGACTACGAAGCTAAGACCCAACAAGAGAACTTAGCTCATGTTGAAAACTTGAGAAAACAGTTGGCTAAACCAACCACATCTCTAGCAGACAGAGCAGTGCTACGCTCTAGGATTGGCATAGCTTCAACCGCAGCCCAGAACTCATATAACAGACAAATAGCCCAGACCCAACAACTAGAACGAGATGCAGACCCTCGTAAACAGGCGGGCAACATAGTACAAATCGGTACCGACCTAGCAGGACTCGGTGTAGCTGGATTTGCAGGTAAAGAGTTTGGTACAAACGCAGCCAAATTAGGCTTCAGACAAGCAACTAAAAAAGCTCTACCAGCTATCGGCCAAAACGCAGCGTTGAACGTAGTGCAAGGTGGAGCTGGGGAGCTACAATCTAACGACCCTACAATGGCAGGAGCACTCAGAAAAGCAGCACTAGGCGGAGCAATAGGAACTGTTGCAGACCTAACGCTGGGTGGATTTGCAGCACTACCATCTAACCGAGCTTATAAGAACGTAGTCAAAGAACTAGCCGACGAAACAGACGGTGCAGTCGTGAGAGATACAGTTAAAGAGATTGCAAACGACTTACCAGAAGAAACTATAGACGACATCAGTAAACAGATAACAAAGGCGACCGATGAGGCAACTGTAGACGGCATTATCAAGAAAGCCGCCCTAGAAGAAGGGCAGCTCACAAACCCTATAAGAAAGACATTTGAACCACTAGAGCAAGTACCTACTACAGGCACAGTTACAAAAGACCCATCAATTATATACGGCTTTAAACAGGCTAAAACACCTGAACAAGCTAGAGATTCAGTAAAAGTACTATTCCCAGAGCTAGATGATAAGGCTGTAAATAAGGCTTCACAAGAGCTTGCACAGGCCACAGACGATAATGCTGTATATCAGGCACTAGAACGTGCTCAGGCACAGCGGAAAGCCGTCACAGAGGGTGTAGACAACGCCACTCCGACAGGTGAACTCGCACCAACACCAGAACAACAGTTAGCAGAAGCTCCAGCAAGCACGGCACCTATAGTTGCTAAACAAGCCCCTGACGCAGATATACAGGCTAATCAGGTGGTGCAGAGCGTAGATGAAGCTGCCGCCCCAGTTAGTGCTGTGCAGGACGCTGTAGCCCCTCTAGCAGACGGCGAGAGATACACCACTACAAATGCGGACATTAGTTTTGGTTCTGACTCAAGTGGTGGAACAGTAAGTTACAAGCCTGATGGGGCTGGGACTCAAGCAAAACAGGTAAGCTACAATCAGCTAAGCGACAAGACAAGAACCGAACTAGTGACAGCAGAGAATAACTACGCTAAGGCTCGGGCTAACTCTAAGGGGCCAGTAGCTCCTGGTACTAGAGGTGAAGTACAAATAGCTAAAGAGCAGCTTGATATAGCACAGTCAAACGCCATAGAAGAACTAGGGCTACAAGATTATGCAAATAAAGTAGACTCTTCAGGTAATGTTATTCAGAAAACATACAACGATAGGTACACCGATTGGGCTGAGGCTAAATATAAGTCACTAAACCCAGATGAACGTGAGATATTCGCAAAAGACGCTAAAGCTAACCCAGAAAAGTACAAAGCCCAGTTTGAAGCTGAGTCTCGCTCGACTAACCAGACTATCACACCAGAAACCCAAGAGGCTGCCGATATAGTAGTACCTCAAGCCGTTACCAACGCTGAAACACTATCAGGTCAGTTCCAAAAGCAGATGGTTGATAAGGATGCTAACTACATCAATTACCTCAAGCAGGTAGAAAAAGAGACGGGACAAACAGGGCTAGTCGACCAATTCTACTACGACTCAGGCTTACAGAGACGGTCTAACTCTATCGCTAACGATGTTTCTAATAACTCTGAGAACCTCACACAGGCGTTCGGTGGGCTAACTGGCGAGGCTAAGACCAACTTCGACAGATATGTTGAACTCCGTAACGAAATAGCAAATGCCAACAGGGGTCTTAAGACAAGAGAGAAGCTTGACGACTTATTAGCCCAAGAAAAAGCACTTGCACCAGAGTTTAGCGAACGGTTTACTTCGCTTAATAACTATTACAAGGAATGGGCTACAAGACTACGAGAGGCTGGCATTATAGACGAACCTACATTCCAGTCGTTTGTAAAGAATGACGACTACACCCATATCCAGCGTGTAATGGATTATATAGCTGGCTATACAGGTGGCAACGGAAACACTATGTCACTCGGCACAACTAAAGCGAGACTTAAGAGAACAGGCTCAGAACGAGCAATACAACCTGCCGATATAACGGCACTTAACTACGGCCAGAAGATGCAGTCTGAGATTCAGCGTAACCAAACGGCCTCTAATATGATTGATGTACTTGTAGAGCAGGGCCACGCTAGGTCACTTGTCAACGCTGATGATGTTAAGTTCAGGCGGGATATGTATAGTTTCTTATCAGATACAAAAGAGGGTAAACAAATGGTCGGTGGTCTGGTGAAAAAGTACGGCAAGCAAATGCGAACTCTCCAGTCTGACGTAGATAGGCTTAACAAAGAAGGGCTTGATATTTCACTCGGTAGAGACCGTACCAAAAAAGGTAAGACAGATGCCTTTCGCTACAAGATTGATGAGAACCTTGTCAACCCAACTGCCATAGGCACACGCACCCAACGCTCTATTGGAGCTGCACGGGAAGTGTCAGGGACACTTGTGAACCGACAGGCTATAGAGGGTGGGGTAAAGGCTTCAGATGTACGACAGTATATGAAAGACTTATTACGTCAAGACCCTCAAGACTTAGTAAGAGTAAAAAACAAGCTCGCAACTAGGGAGCCGAGACTTAAAGCACTGATAGAAGATGTTGAGCAGCTAAAGAACGAATCAGAAGCCTTTAAGACCGCCCGTAAAGAAGCGTGGCAAGCAGCGGTGGCTCGGGCAGACCAAAGTACTACTAGAAAAAATACTATACGTCGTATTAGAGATGGTATTACTGAGGTCTTTGAAGTACCACGAGACATTAAAGAGGTAGCCGATAACATCACCCCGTTCCAACTAGGTACACTCGGTAA